CGTCGAAGTCCTCGCTGGTCCGCGTCCAGCAGGAAACGCGATAGCGGCGGCCAGCGGTCAGAGCGATGACACGCCCTTCGTTGACCGCCGCGCTGACCACCGTGTTGCTGCCCCCTGCATAGGGCGCGGCTTTCCAGCACAGGGTGTTGCCACGCCCCTCGCGCACCACCGACGCAGCCGTCGTATTGAAGAATGTCCAACCTTCGGAGGCCAGGTTGAAGTCACCATTGAGCGCCAGGTTGCTGCCTGCGCCCATCACCGCTTCCATGCGGCTCTTCAGCTGGACCAGGTCCTGGCTGCTGGTGGTGACCTTGCCATCGAGTTGCCCCACTTCCGTCTTCAGCGCATTGAAGGCACTGGAGCCAACCTTGTCGCCCATCGTAGCGTCCAGGCTGTCCACACGCCTCCCCAGCGCGGTATCGGCGGTGACCATTGCCTGCTGCAGGCTGCTGACGCTGGCATTGGTCGCCAGCGCGCCGGTACCTGCGGGCATGCGTGCCTGCAGTGCCTGGATCGATTGTGCGTTGACCTGGTCGCCGCTGAGCCGCGCGGACTTCTCCGCCGCGATCAGGCCCTGGCTGACGCCCGCCAGATCGCTTCCTTCGTAACTGCCTCGCAGTTGCACGCCGAGCGTCTCTCGACGGCTGGCCTCGCTGGAATCGGCCGCGATGCGTGCACTGGCTTCGTCCTGCAGCATGGCCACCGACGCGCCCGGTGTCGGTCGGCCGATCGCCACCCAGTCCAGCAGGAAGTAGTGGGCATCGGTCTGCGCCTTGGACAGATCCAGGCGGATCTGGTCGACCACGGTACCGTTCCACGGAATGTTGTCCACATCCAGCGTCGCGATGCCATTGCTGTCATAGCCGGGCTCTGCGAACTGCACCATGCGAGCGTTGTCCCACGACTGGCCGGGGCCGTTCCACAGCAGCCGGCCGTCCCAGGCAGGACTACCCACTTTGCGGATACGCAGCTTGACGAAGCGGTGCGCCGCGCCCTGGACGTCCTGGCCGCGCGGGCTGGCCACGAAGGCATCGCTGGCATGGTTGGCCGGACGCAACCAGCCATCCACCAACGTTGGACTGCCGCCGTTCGCGCCCCAACCTTCCACGCTGTTGTCGAAGTGCCAGATGCGCTTGCTGTCGAACTGCACACCACTGCCTGCCGACAGCTGGCTCACCATCCGCGTGAGATTCTCGACATCCGACCGGCGCTCGCTGGTTTCGCGGGTCACCGCCGTAGTCAGCTCGGTGCGGGCATTCAGATCACCTGCAGCGCGGTCCAGCACTTCGCGCGCCAGGCCATCGGTGCTCGCCTTGATCGCCAGCGCCTGCTGGTCGAGCCTTTCGGCCTGCCCGGCAAGCCGTTCGGCCCCGGCCGTGATCTGTTCCTGCAGGCGCAGCGATTCGCTGCGCAGTGCTTCGGCCGCCTGGGTGGCATTGGCCAGGTCGTTGTCGATGCGGGCAGTGATTTCCTTGCCGAGATCCTGCTTGACCGCCTCCACCACGCCACCGATCCCCTCCAGCGTCTGCCCGACGTTGCGGCCGAGCGAACGTCGCAGGTAGCGGGCGGCCGTCGACAGTACACCCGAGGTGTTGCGACTGCGGCAGGCAAAGGTCCAACTGCCCGACGCCGGCAGCACCGCTTCGATCGCAGCAGTGAAGAAGCCACCTGCATCGCCGAGCGGGGTCATATGCTCCCAAAGCGGGTTGTCGATGCTGCCTGCGGTGTAGCGGATCTCCACACCAGCGAAGTCGGCTGACTGTACCGTATCGCTGAAGAAGCCCCATACGTAGCGACGCACGCCGCCACTGAGCTCCTCGATGTCGAACAGGTCGACCAGGACAGGCGGCGCGTCAGCGCCCAACGTCGTGTATTGGGCAGACACCGCCACGCCGGCGCGTCCCTCCGGACTGTACGGACGCACGACGATGGGATAGGTACCCGCGCCGGGGATCGACCAGCTTGCCGAGCGCGTCGTGGTACGTGCGACTTCCTCCAAAGCGGCATTGCCGTCTGGATCGGACAACACCAGCGTGTCACCCACCGGCCCGCTGATGTCGAAGCTGGCCTGCAGTTCGGTATGGACGCTGCCGCCCTGACTGACCTGCCGTTCGATCACTTTCAGGTTGCTGGCGATGGGTCGGGTCTGCAGCGACGATTCGTTCGACGGCGGTACGTACTGGCCGGTGCGCACGTAGTGCCAGAACGCAGGCCCTTCCTGCACCACGTCCACTGACGCACCCTTGAGGTCGCCCTCCGGACGGATGCCGGTCACGCGCACGCGTGTACCCGGCGTCTGTTTGAAATCATAGATCCAGATGGTGTCGTGCGCAGGATTGGTCTCGCTGCTGCCAGGCAGCGACGCGTCGGCCGGCCACGGGTCCGCCAACACCAGGGTGTCGCTCGGCTCGCTGCCAGGTACCACGCGCAGTACGCGGTAGACGCGCTCGCCCGGGATGCGCAGGCCAATGAACGCACTGCCCACCGCCGGCGGCGGCACCGGCTCGTCCAACTGCAGCGTGGTCACACCTTCGGCATCGACCGTCGCGCCGATCAGGCGGCCACCGAAGCCCCACTGGGTCAGGTCGTGCTGCAACGCCAGCACGGACAACCGCGAGTAGGCCAGGTGCTCGATGTCGGTGCTGTAGCTGATCGACTTGTACTGGTAGACGCTCTGCGCCAGATGCCAACGCGCCAGCATCGCGGCGTGGGCTTCGGTGCTGACGCCCTCGCCGGTGATCTTGGCCGGGTTGAGCATCACTTCCACACCCGGTGCCGGCACGCGCAGCGTCGCCGCCTTCCAGGTGCGACGGTCCAGATAGCTGTACTCGATGCCGTCGGCCGCATTGGCCAGGGTGTAGTCGACCTGGAACTGGCCTTTCTTGATCGTCGCCATGTTGACGACGCCGGAGAGCGGCTGCTCGTCGGCGGCCCATGCCACACCCAGGCGGCCCTTTGCCCATGTCACCTGGCCAAAACCAGCAAGGGCGATGGCATCCAGCACCGCCTGGTGGCTGCGTACTTCTGTCAGCCAGTAGTCATAGCCAAGCGCATTGTCTGCGCAATGCAACATGAAGGCCTTCAGGCTTTCAATGTCGATGCGTCGATCCGCCATGCCCAGGCCTGCGATGCGCTTGCCATTTTCGTCGTTGATGCCACGCACGTAGGCCAGAATCTGCGCGCCCGGGTTGCTGGTCTCCTCGGTCACCCAGCCAACCGCATCGCCCTTCCACACCGGGATCGGCCGAGAATGGGCCACGCAGCGGATTTCATCCGGGGTGCCGTTGAGCTGGCCGGAGGCCTTCATCTGCAGGCCGATGGCGGGAATGCCGGCATGGCTGGCATCGTCACGCTGCACGCTGACCAGCGTGGTCCAGGTGAAGTTCGCCTGCGCGCCGCTGCCATCTGTGTTCTGTCCAGCCACGCGCACACGCACGTCGTACTGGCCAAGCTCCACATCGCGACCGTAGCTCACCCGACGGGCTTTCTGCGTGCGTCCCACAAGGTTGTAGTTGCCGAACAACTGCCAGCTGGTGGTGCCTACCGGGCGGTACTGGATCTGGAGCTGCTCGCGGTTGTCCTTGTCCTTGCCCTTGGAGGTCGTGTCCCACAGACGGAATTCCACGTTCACCTGCAGGCGCAGCGTCTCGGCCGAACTGGTGCGCTCCACCCAGGGGCTGGCCACATGCTTGGCGTCGCTGCCGGTATCCAGCAACAGAGCGCCTTCGATCACATCCGCGTTGCTGTAGAGCGGAATCGCTTCGTCCGGCATCTGCGGGAAGCCGCGGAACCAGGTGCGCACCCCCTCATAGCTGGACAGCGGTGACTCACCGTTCTGCAGGGCCTCGACACGGCCGACATTGATGCCTGGGCTCAGGGTCATGCCGACGAACTGTTCGTCGCCCTCGAACCACGTATAGGGACGGCTGATCAGATCGGGCGCCACGCGCGTGGAGCCGAACAGCAGGCCCAGCGGCTCATAGGCGCGCACGCGGTTGCGAGGCGCAGCCAGCGAATAGGCGGTATCGGCAACACCACCACCACCGGGCCGGGGAGGCTTCGGAGTGAGAACCTTGTTGATCAGCACACTGCCGGCCACGTAGACCGCCGAAGCGGCCAAAGTGCCATAAGTGCTCGCGATCGCGCCCG